TAAAATATAGGGAAATTATAGGTAATAATGGTGGACTGTTTGGTAACTAAGACAACTTTATTTTTGTATTTAGCATTGTTGATAGCTTGCCACTAATAATAGGCAAATTTGTTACTGCTGTGGGAGATGCAGCCATGCTTGGTATAGCTGAATTTACTGCAATAACCTCAATTATCAACTCTTCAAGCAATGTCTTAATTGTATTTCCCATAACTGCTGGCTCTGGCGTAACACCAACAACTCCACTAGATATATTTATTTCTGATGAATCAATTTCTATATTTGATGAATCGCCTGTTGATGGGGAAGTGGATGACATGACTATATCTGAACCATTTTGCTCAATTAATGTAGATGATCCACTAGTAGATGATACTGAGTCTGAAACTTTTACATTTGTTTGTTGGTGCTTTGAGTTTCCCCCACTTCCTTGTATGTCATCAACTATATTGTTTACTTGAAGTGACCTTGATGTGCTGCCACTACTACTGCCAACGTAATCTGAAATACTGTCGTATTCTTGAGACCTAATTGAATTGCCACTATTAGTTGTAGATAGAATTGTGGATATGTCGCTTTCCTTTGTCTGAACTATTTCCAAATAATCATCAGTGTCCTCTGTATCGTATGGCTTGTTTTCATCAGCAGTATTAACACCAACAATCTTAGTTGTCTTTCCAGTATTATATTGCTCAAAAACTGAATCTATGTGACTGAAGAGTATTGGAATGAACACCTCTTTGTTTGCACGAATGTCAGCTACCAAAAATATATCCGACCCAACTTTTGGAAATGTGTATTTCCCTGAGATGCCTGTTGTACCATCATCGTTTATGTGTGCATTCAATGGAACTTCAAATATATCTATTTGATTTTTTTCATCGTAACAATCCATAGTCCCAAATGTGTCTGGAACTAGGATGTCACTATTAACTGAAACCACTCTAGCCACAATAATTTGGTCTTCAGCAATATCCTTGTAATTATACTTTATTATTCTTGTCAATGAATCAGCTATTGACTTCTTTGCGTTTCCTTTTTTCATTATGCAGTTCTATTTTGTTCATCTTGTAATGCAAACTCTGAACTTCCCTCAAACACATCTTGTGCTGGCAGGTTTCCTATGTAGCTAATTGAATCTTTTATTTTTATTCCAAGCGTACATGTCTGCCTATATCCAGAAAATCCCCAATTAGTGGAAACACTTGTCAATAAGTATTCACCTATTATTTCGTGGTTTTTTGGGTCGAATAATTCAATTGATTGTGCTGGTTGCAATCCATAATCCCCAAATACTGTAACCTTGCCACCAAGACCATTATCAAAATATTTAAAGTACATGTCTTTGCCATGATCAAACATTGTTTCAACCAATTTCTCAAAATCACTATCTTCTGCGGCATATGCTTTCCCATTTGCCTTTATTGGATCCATTGTTGCTGTATGTTGAGAATATCCAGTTGTATCAATGGAAATCTTATACTTAGCTTTTAGCCAATCATTAAGATTAACTGCTGCCACATTATCCCCCTTGTTTACTGAATCTGAAATCTCAGCTGGAACAAACACATCCTCTCTTTTGTTTGGGTCTAAGCAAACATTTAGCTGAATGACTCTACTATTGCCTATATTCCTTTGAACAGTGACCATCTTGGTCTTAGCCTCCATACTAATAACCTTCAAGTTACTCCCACCTCTTGGAACATTCCACTCCATGTTAATCAATGGTGGCTTATAATTTGAATTAGTTATTGATGATACGTATGGATTTAATGTGCTTTCATAATAAGTTCTACCAATTATTAGCTTGCCAAGTTCTACGAATACTGAAAGACCTCTTTTCTTGATATCATCCATAATCCTAGCTACAGTAGAATTTCTGAAAGTTACTCTTTTACCAAACAAAATCTCTTTGGTTAATACAGATTCTCCAAGTTCAACACCAGTTCCATCAAGCACATCATGAATAAAATCTTCAAGCCTAACCTCATCCTCACCAATTGCTGGTCTATATACTTTGTTTACAGTTTTCTGCTTTAACTTCCACATAGCATCCTCACACTTGATAACTATTGGTGCAGTAGGAGTAATTTCAGAAATATATCCATGAAACATCAACTTCTCCTCATAATCATATCCAATAAATACACGAACAACCGAACCTTTCTCAAAAGCTAAATTTTGCTCTTCTGCTGATGGGTCATATATACTGTAATTATTTATATTTCTGTCATCTTTCATTATCCATTTATCAAATCTTGGAAGCTTTATTTCACAAGTATCTGTAAGCGTATTGAATGATGCTTCAATCTTTATATCAGATATATTAGACATTCTCTCAAATGTTGGTGCGTTACTTGCAACATTATTGATGTTATATGATATTGATGTGTCAGAGTTTTGTGTGAGAACCCTCCAAGGAAGGTAATTCACAAATGTTGTATCTGGTGGATATACCTCGATAAATCCTGTGAGCTGATTCCAGCCATGTTGTGCTTTCGACATATTAAGAGAATGGAAGTTGAGTTTTTAGTGCTTCATTTGCCAAGAACGATTGAGTCTGTGCATCCACTTTGTTTCTCAGGTTTTGAATGGTGTCCAATGACTGCTGTATAAAGCTCTTCTTTTGATTTTCATTCAATAAAGAAGAGCCTATTTCTTCATAAGATGATTCATGTGACGTAAAGCTTATTGAAAATTTCTGAGATGCATAACTCCCTCTTTCTTGTGGAAATGAGAAACTGTCAACTACCAACTTAGTGATACCAAATCTAAATAGAAATGGTGAAACAACCTCTAATGGTATTGGTGCTTCACAAGCTCTTCTTAGTGCATCTACGTCTGATGCTGGATATAGTGCAGACTCATCAGTTGTAAATACGCCACTAAGTTTAACTGAGTAATCTCCATCAGAAATATACTCTTTTCTAGTTGAGTTTTTGTTTACAATCTTTGTCTTAACAATATTCTTCTTTTTATCGACACTCATTATTGCGGAGTCCATAAATATAGCTGGGAAATTCCTAGTTTGAACTGTAAGGTCGTTATCTATTGTAGTCCATGTGTTTGGATTTGGCTTGTCCTTTGGATTAACATAATTCACTCTATATGAAGATAGTGTGCTTAGTTGTGCCCTAGTTTGAAGCTCTGTTGGTGTTGAGCCTTTAATTAATAGATAGCTATATATTGGACTTCCGTATTGAGACCTGTAGTAGAATGGATCGCTCTTAGCACCAAAAGCATCCTCAGCGAAAAGTTGAATAGCTTCACCTATATTTCTTGGAATCGGCTCAGTTCCAGTTAAAACATTTTTTGCAGTGGTTATTATTGCTGCTGATTGTGCCTGAGATAATATTTGTGACGAACTTCTAAGTGCATCAATTGCTTGTAAATTATAGCTAGTCATATCATTATTATTTTTTTCTATGTGGTAATATAGGGAAATAATTAAACAAAGAAAGCCTAAAGGATTTCTCCAATAGGCTTACTTATCAATTTTATACTACACTAATTAATTTAGTGAGACATGCCCAATTCATAATCGGAAACTATATGTATCAGAGCCTCAGATAGTTGACTCTGAATATCCTCAGTTGACAGCTCACCACCAGCAGTTCCAATGTATTGATTCTCAACCTTCATCAATGCATCCATATTGACAACTACGGAACGACTCATTTGATTTGCTACTGAGGTTAGCGGACTTGACAAATCCAACTCTTCATCATTCCCTACCTTATCTTTTTTGTTGTCTTTTCCAGATTTTGTATTTGGGTCACCTTCATTTAAGTCAGACAACGACTTTATGTTTGGGTTCATTAGCCTAGACACATTATCAAACTCAGCACCAAATTGATATACTCCATCCTTATATGTGTTGCCCATCATATCAGATAGAGATTCCATCTTATCTAATGATGTGGGGAATCTTTTACTAGGGTCTTTTAAGTACATGAATTGGTCTTCAGAACGCCTCTTAGCATCTCTCTTCATAAAGGCTGCATTGCCACTGTTCCTTTTTTCGTTTGATGTTATGGCTTTATCGGAGTAGTCTGTAATATCTGTACCAAGCCAGCCATACTTTCTCTCCTTTCCATCATCAGATGGATTCATTTTTTTGTACCAATTATAGGCTTTCTCTAGAGCATCCGCTACTGCACCCCAACCATTAACATGCTTATCCAACTCCTTTATATGTTCTGGAGTTTTATCTCCAAATTCAGCCATGTAGCTTATTACAGATGTTAGCCCTCCTATTATACCGCCTTTGCCACTCAAGGCATCAAAAACCCTTACACTAAACTTACTCCAAGCAGAACCCAATAAGTCCAACTGACCTTGTGTTGTTTCAAGCATTTTTTTTGCTTGGTCTTCAGTAACACCACGCATCTTAGATATCTTCTCCTTATATATCTCAAATGTGCCATCAGCATAAGAATCTATTAAAGATGATATT